TTTTGTCTCGATTACATAGTAGATGGTAAAGTAGTTGAGCTAATTCACAAAGAGCACGACTTTCACGACTTCAAACAATACCAAAGCCACATTGCATTTTGCGAAGTATTCATATCAGAAACAAACTGGAACAGAGTTTACAAGGACTTAAAACCGTTTTTTGATGGCGAATATGACTACGATGAGTATGCTCAAGCGCAATATAAAGCGAAATACTTTGGATTTGACAAGTTAGATTACCTTCACGAGCCAAAAATGTTATCGTATAAGAAGGTTTACTGATATTTATTTAAAAACTATAACAATGCGTATAAAAGAATCACAATTTAGAGCGCTCATTCGTAAAGAAATTAAAGCTTTATTAGAAGCTGAAGGCGAAGAGCTAGATGCAACGACTCCAGAAGCAGGTGCTGAAAAAGAACAACCAGAAGCAGAGCCAGAACAAGAAGAAGTCAGCAAGGCCACTAGAATGGCTCAAAAGCTCGTTGAGAAGATCAAACAAGATAGCGAACTCACATCAGCCGAGTCTATACAAGATATGTTTGTGGTGTTCATCGAGTCAATGAACTTTAGCAATGAAACAAAGCTTCAAATCTTGAAAAACGTTAAAACAGAAACAGTACGATGAAAACATCTCACATAATTAAGCGTCTACAGGAAGACACGGCTTACCAAGAGTTCTTTAAGAAGGCTATGGATAAGTTTGGTATTAGCTCTATTGGAGATTTGAGTGGCGATAAAAAGAAAGAATTCTTTAACTACATTGATAAGAATTACAAAGGCAAGGAAGAGACTAACGAAGGCTACATGCCTAACGACAGCAGCGTTCCAAGAGAAGTACAGGCTATTGGAAATAAAATAGACACAATCCTGGGCAACCTCAGCTCAAGATTTCAAGTACCAAGCCAGGACTTATCTCAGCTAGCAGATCTTATTTGGGACTATGCTGATGAATATGCAGAGTCAAGGATTAGTAGCTTGGAAGACGAGAGAAGCTTCTAAAATAATAACAGTTACGTATGTCAGAAAAGACTCTCAAAGAGATAATCAAAGAGGAGTACATTAAGTGTGCTACTGATCCCGCATACTTTACAAACAAGTACTGCATGATCCAGCACCCTACAAGGGGCAAGATTCCTTTTCACCTTTATCCATATCAAAAAGAGACGTTAGATAACTTTCTCGAACACGACAGAGCAATTATTCTAAAATCTCGTCAGTTGGGTATCAGCACGCTGATTGCAGCTTATAGTCTGTGGCTAATCTTATTCCACAGCGATAAGAACGTACTTGTAGTGGCGATTGATCAAAACACATCAAAGAACCTTGTAACAAAGGTTCGAGTTATGTTTGATAATCTACCAAGTTGGCTAAAGATGAAATGCGTTGAAAGTAATAAATTATCAATGCGACTATCAAACGGGTCTCAGATTAAAGCAGTAGCAAGCACAGGAACATCAGGACGTTCAGAAGCGTTATCGTTAGTTATTATTGATGAGGCAGCTTTCGTAGATGGTGCAGAGGAATTATGGGCATCACTACAACAAACACTATCTACTGGAGGACAGGGTATATTATTATCGACTCCAAATGGTACCGGTAACTTCTTCCATAAGATTTGGATCAAAGCAGAGGCCGGTGAAAATAAATTCAAAACCATTAGGCTTCCATGGCAAGTTCATCCCGAGAGAGATCAAACTTGGCGTAACAGACAGGACGATGAATTAGGTCTAAGATTAGCAGCACAAGAGTGCGACTGCGACTTTAGTAGCTCAGGTAATACTGTTGTTGACCCTGGACTGCTCCAATGGTACATGCAAACAACAACCTTAGAACCATTAGAAAAAAGAGGCTTTGATAGTGGCTACTGGGTTTGGGAACTACCAAGCTACTCAAAGACATACATTGTTACAGCTGACGTTGCTCGTGGAGATGGAAGTGACTACTCAGCATTCCACGTACTTGATGCAGAAACTCTAGCCCAAGTAGCGGAGTACAAGGGACAGTTGACAACAAAAGACTTTGGTAACATGCTTGTTAGCGTTGCTACCGAATGGAATGATGCATTACTTGTTGTAGAGAACAACAATATTGGTTGGGCAACTATTCAACAAATTATAGATAGAGGATATAAAAACTTATATTATTCATATAAGAGTGACGTTTTAGATAGCGACGTGTTTTTAGCTAAGGGATACGACTTAGTTAACAAGACAAACATGGTTGCTGGATTTACAATGTCTCATAAAACAAGGCCACTAGCCATTAGTAAATTTGATTTGCTTGCACGAGAAAAAAGCCTTATACTACGTAGTAAGCGATTCATGGATGAGCTTTCGACGTTTATATGGAAAGACGGCAAAGCACAGGCAGCGAATGGCTACAATGACGACTTGGTATTATGTATGTGTCAAGGTATTTGGGTTAGAGATACGGCTTTAAGATTAAGACAAGCTGGTATTGATATAACAAAAGCTGCCTTAAACGCTGCACGAAACAATGCTACAATTTACACAGGAGCCATGCAAAAAAACAATAGCTGGAGGCATGATGTGAATGGTAACCAAGAGGATTTGACGTGGTTATTGTAAGTATGAGATATTTATCTAAAAGCGCTTTTAAACATGGCAGAAAATAGGCCTAATCTTTTTCAGAGATTACAGAGGTTGTTTTCTACAGACGTTATTATACGTAACGTAGGTGGGAATCAACTAAAGGTAATTGATACCGATCGTATACAATCGAGCGGTAATATTGATCAAAACAAACGAATTGACAGATTTTCCCGCATGTACCAAAACATGCCGGGCTTTTCTTATTATCACGGGCAACTTCACCTAGCAACTCGTTTAGAGTTATTTAAGGACTATGAAGCAATGGACACAGATAGTATCATTGCATCAGCATTGGATATATATGCTGATGAGTGTACTACAAAGGATGAAACAGGCCAACTTTTAATAATTAAATCACCAGACGAGAAAGTACAAAAAGTACTACACAACTTGTTCTACGATATATTAAACCTTGAGTTTAACTTATGGCCATGGACAAGAAACATGATTAAGTATGGTGATTTCTTTTTGAAACTTAACATAGCAGAAAAGTATGGTGTGATTGGCGTTGAGCCAATAGCTGCCTACGAGATGATTCGTGAGGAAAACTTCGATCCAGAAAACCCAAACAGAATCCGTTTCAAAAGAGACTTCTCAGCGCTTGCCGCAAGATCGCACGTTGTCACAACCGAATCAGAAGAGTTTGAAAACTACGAAATAGCGCACTTCCGTCTTCTAACAGATACAAACTTCTTACCTTACGGACGCTCAATCATAGAGCCAGCAAGAAAGGTATGGAAGCAAATCACTCTTATGGAAGATGCAATGTTGATTCATCGTATCATGCGTGCTCCAGACAAGCGTGTATTTAAAATTGATATTGGTAACATTCCACCAAATGAAGTAGATGCTTACATGGAGAGTATGATTACTCGGATTAAGAAAATACCTTTTATCGATCCTGATACAGGGCAGTATAATCTGAAGTATAATATGATGAACATTCTGGAAGATTTCTACTTCCCAGTTCGTGGTGGAGAAAGTGCAACTTCAGTAGAGCCTCTAGCTGGTATACAGTACGACAGTATTCCAGACATTGAGTATTTAAAATCTCGCTTATTAGGATCTTTGAAGATACCAAAAGCATTTCTTGGATTTGAAGAAGATATCTCAGGAAAGGCTACTCTTGCATCTCAAGATTTTCGTTTTGCAAGAACAATTGAGCGAATCCAACGCATCATTGTTAGCGAATTATATAAAATTGCGATTGTTCACTTATACTCACAAGGATTTACAGACGAATCATTGGTTGACTTTGAGTTAGCCTTAACAGTAGGATCATCTGTATACGAAAAAGAGAAGTTAGAAATCTACACATCCAAAGTAACGTTGGCTGGCGACATGATCGACAAAAAACTATTTAGCCGTCAATGGGTATACGAGAATTTGTTTGGAATGACTGACGAGGAGTTTTTGAGAGAGCAAGAACGCATGGTTCAAGATTATAAAATTCAATTCCGTCTTGAGCAAATTAAGACAGAAGGAAACGATCCGGTTAAAACAGGAATGTCATTTGGTACACCACACGACCTTGCAAGTTTATACAAAGGTAATGGAGGGATTCCAAAGGGCTACGATGAAAAGATTCCAGAAGGTGGTTGGCCTGGTGCTGGACGTCCAGAAGAACCTGGAACGTACGGCAAACACTCACACCCACTTGGATGGGATCCATTAGGTACAAAGGCAAATAGAAATGTTACTGAAAGCAAAAGAATTAAAGAGTATAGTTCTTTGATAGATTCGCTAAAACAAACAGCGTTGAGTCAGACAATTGCTCCAAATAATGACAACGATGAACCAAATCTGCTATCAGAAGCAAACATTTTAAACGATTAACCGAATAAATACATATTTATACCTAGATGAAAAAGTCGAGCCATAATAAAATAAAAAACACAATTATTTTGTTCGAGCTGCTAACACGGCAGGTGACCTCTGATACAATGAAGGGTGTGGAGAAATCGCCAGCATTGGCTATTCTCAAAAACCACTTTAAACCATCATCCAGCTTAGGTAAGGAGTTGGTAATGTATCAGACTCTTGTAAACGAAAGCTATAAGAGCGAGTCCAAAGCAAATATGCTTATTAACACAGTAGTAGGATTAAGAAAAAAGCTGAAGGCTGAGGAGTTGAAAAAGGCTAAGTATGAACTCATTCGTGAGATTAAAAAGCATTACGACTTAACAGCTTTCTTTAACACAAAAATACAAAACTACAAACTATTTGCTTCCATTTACAGAATCTTTGAAGGAGTAACTGTAGCAAAAGCAGCCGAGGTAGTAGATAGTCGTTTTACTTTGCTAGAGCATTTGATGCGCACAAAGAAAAAGAGCGCTACCGATAAAATGGCTAGTTTAATGAACGAGTATAAAAAGCAAGACGAAGACGTACGTTTACTAGCATACCAGTTAATGGTAGATAAGTTTAACAGCAAGTACGCTACCCTATCATTAAAGCAACAAGCAATACTAAAGGAGTATATTTATAACGTATCAAATACGGACTCTTTAAGAGAGTTTATGCTTAAAGAAGCTTACGCTATAAAACTAGAACTACAAAAGCAGTTGAAAAGAGTAAATGATAAGGTTGTAAAAATAAAATTGAGCGAAGCAATAGTGCTAATGAAAAAGTACGAAAAAATTAGAAACGTAAAAGAAGAAAACGTTTTGTCGCTTTTATTGTATCACGAACTACTAAAAGAGCTTAAGCATGCACAGCAACGAGTTAAATGAAACTAAGAAGTTTGTTAAAAAGCTTGCCAAGAAGCTAAAGAAGGAAGGCAGTACTACTGCTGGAGTTCCTGGTTATCTGACACCAAATGCTTTTGTGGGAGATTCTAAAGCAAAAGGTAGTAAAGCTGCGATGAACGCATCTACTGCCTATACAATTGAGCCTTCTAAGAAGAAGCGTTTTTTTGTAGGATACAAGGACCAAGGAGTTCATATTAACGAAGCCAATTACAAGGAATTTAAAGAAGATGCATCAATTCCAAATCACAAAAAGATCAACCAAGCTATTTTAGAAATAAATCGTAAGATATCTGAAATATCTAAATTGCTTGAGCACTCTATTAAATTAAAAACTGAGGCGCAGGTTGGAGATGAAAAACTTTGGAAAAAAACAAACGAAGCTTTGTTAAAAATTTACAAAAGATTAAATGAGGCTACAAAGCGCACAAGAACTATTGCAAACTTGAAAGAGATTGAAACTAACAGTGTTAAAGATAGATTTTTAAAAATCCTAACAAAGACCGGCATTCTGACACAAGCGCAAGATATTGAGGTCATTAAGCAAGGTAATGTGCACATAATAGACGCTACTCTAAATGGTGAACCATATGGATTTGATTTAGAAAACGATATGTTAACTTACCAAGGATTTGACCAAGAAGTTGAGTTAGGAAATATTAACAGAGAGCAAGAGGTCGTTGACAACTTGAAGAAAATACTACAAGCAGGATAAATATGAAAACATTATTAATAGATTCAATTGGTTGTCTCTCTGTAACACCAGAGCAGATCAACGAGTCTATGGCGCAAAACAACGGTAAGGTAATCTTATCAGGAGTAATGCAAAGAGCAAACGCTACCAACCAAAACGGTAGACAGTACCCAGACGAAATCCTACGTCGCGAAGCTGATAAATACAAAAAAGTATTTGTAACAGAGCGTAGAGCGCTGGGAGAACTAGATCATCCAGACTCTGGAGTAGTGAATCTACAAAACGTATCTCATAACGTGGTTGACCTATGGTGGGATGGAAATGATCTGATGGGTAAGATTGAAATTTTAGGAACTCCATCAGGAAATATTGCAAAAGAGCTTTTAAGATCTGGTATCCGTTTAGGAATCAGCTCAAGAGGTATGGGTAGTGTTAAGAACATTGGAGAAGGAAAAGTAGAGGTACAAGACGACTTTGAAATCGTTTGTTGGGACTTAGTAAGTAATCCATCAACTCAAGGAGCGTTTATGTCACCACTCAACGAATCCATAACACACGACAACAGACAAAACAAGTACTCAAAGGTACACTCACTAATAAACGACATAATCTCAGTAATGTAATGAAACTCAAGAAACTAATAGAAGGATTAGATAATCCTAAGAAGACCACAAGCGAAAAAGCATCTTTTCTTGAAGAAGTAAAGAAGTTTAACGAGTATGGATCTGTGATCTATCGTACAGAAGACCTACGTCGTGTAGCTGAAGAAATCAACGAGCTTGTAACTAAGGCTGAGCAATTGACTCTTCAAGAGACTCAAGACTGGTTCGATGAGATCACAGTAAAGCGTAACATTAAGACTTTGCGTGAAGGCAATAAACAGTTTGGACAAACTGTGAAAGAGATTTCTAAACTACAACAACGCTTAGAGTCTTTGTATGAAGAAATGGGTCACAACTTATCAAGATACTATGAGCTTTAAGACAATAAAACTCAAAGACCTTATGCCTTTGCGTGAAGCAGAAGGAGATGAGGAAGAGGCAGCAGGTGGAGAGAATCCGTTTGCAGCAGCTGGTGGAGACGATGCGGGAGCAGAAGAAGCTCCAGCAGCAGAAGAACCTGCAGCTGGTGAAGAGGGTGGTGAAGATGAAAAAGGCGATGCAAAGCCACAAGCAGACCTCAAATACCCTATTAAATTTAACATTGGGCGAGTAAAAAAGTACAACAACGCTGACTTTATTAGCGACCAAGGAGAATTAAAGAGCATTAACAGCAAAGGAATGGTAGTAACAGTTAAGCCAGATGATGTTGATGTATTTGTAAACTTTAGCGACATAATAGATTAAATATGAAACTCACAGTCTTACTAGAGAATATAATCCGAGAAGAGGAGGATAAGAAAGCAATAAGTGCTTTGGATC